TCAGATCAACTTTGTGAAAATTGGTATGTCTTCGGACTCATCTCCGAAGCGATTTTCCATGTTGGATCTCCATGATGCAGCATTGAAGCCCCGAATTTTGCCTAACGTGCCCGTTATGCCCAGCTTCTCCCAAAACAGCTGTCTTTCCCGCCTCGCGCGCTCAATCACGTCTATATCGAAGATGTCGGGGTTCTGTACGGCACATATATCGAAAATCTCGATGCTGCAGGGAGGAAAGCACTCGTCACTCAACCCCTGCTTGCAGTGCTCGATGTAGTCCTCGAGCAACTTCTTCTTCTGCGCGACCGTCTTGAATCGCTCCAACATTCGTTTGCCGGTGATCGCGCTTATTGCCATAGAAAAATTATGGATTGAGGACTGCTTTCTTCTCGGTGAAGTTCTCCCATCTCTCCACGATGACATCGCAGTACTTTGGATCGAGTTCTATCGAATAGCACTTCCGTTCCAGCTGCTGGCAGGCAATGAGAGTCGTTCCCGATCCTGCAAAGAAATCGATGATGAGATCATCGGTCTTTGAGCTGTTTTGCAACGCTTTGGCCACCAGTTCAATAGGCTTCATCGTGGGGTGCTCCCTGCTTGCGCTCGGCCGCCGCACATCCCACACCGTTGTCTCCGTTCTCCCACCGTACCAGCTGTGGGATCCCCCCTCGCGCCATCCGTACAGGATAGGCTCGTGTTTCCATTGGTAATCCTGTCTACCCATTACGAAGCTGTTCTTATTCCATATAATGCATTGTTTCAGCAGGAACCCTGCCAGCTCGAATGCTGTGCGGAAGTTCATTCCCTCAGAATCGGCATGACACACGTAGGCGGCCGCGCCCTTCTTTGAGACTCCTGCCATGCTCAAGAAAGCGTCGCACAGGAACTTTCGGAATACCTCTGGCGAGGGAAAGCTATCGTTTGAAATCTTGAGTGCATCCTTCGTTTTTCCCTCGTAGTTCACGTTATAGGGAGGGTCGGTGAAGATCATGTCTGCCATCTGACCGTTCATGAGCATCTTTGCATCGTCTAATTTTGTCGCGTCACCGCAGAGCAGCCGGTGCTCACCGAGGATGTACAGATCGCCGAGCTTTGTCTTCGGTTTTTTAGGAACAGGCGGAGGCTCGTCTTGGATCACATCTTCAGGGTTGAGTTTTTTTAGCAGTTGGTCGATCTCTTTACTACTGAAGCCGTACTGCTCGGGATCGAGGTGGTGCGTATTCAAAAGCGCAACGAGATCCTCCTCCACGTATTGACCCCAGTGATTGTTCTCGATAAGCGCGCGTTCTACTGCCTCTTTCTCCGAGATGTCGGAGAATTTCACCGGTATGGCTTCCCATTTGAGCTTCTCGGCTGCTCTATAGCGCTGATTGCCTGAGTAAATCGTTCCCTTTCTCGTAGCAAGAAGAGGGCGGTCTTCCATGAACTCTGGTCGTTTATTGAGTGAGTCGCATAATTGCTCGAATCTCCGATCTTCAATCATGCGCGGATTCCACGGCGCTGGCTTCAAATCTTTCAGTGCCACATATATGGCAGGCTCTATCTTTTTGCCGATCATGGTCTTTTCTTTAGGCATATGGGCACACAAAAAAACCGCACAGCCCTCGGGCAGTTCGGATTTCGATGATGTTTCTATGCTACGCCGTGTCTTAAGTGGCTGCAAACGCACTCAGCATGCCAATTGTAACTGACTATTCAGAATCGTCATTCGTGGCCAACCGTCGGATGCAGTTAAGTACTCGGTAAATATCAAGATATAGATCCATTGCTCGTGACATTGAGTTGAGGGTGTCGGGGAGAGTATCAATGGGACAGTAGCGAAATCTCCTGCCTTCGTGTGGACTATTACTTAATTTCATATCTATCAATATCTCGAAGAAGCAATTAGCGAATATCTGATCACTCTCATCGAGCTTGGCGAAATCTTTTTCAAAGAAATCCATAATGATCAGTGCTGCCTCCTTCAGCCTCTTGTTTTCTTCTCGTCTCGCCGAGGGCGTGGAAGATGGATTATTCATGGACGGTGGTTTGATCCTTATGTTTGAGCGCGAAGAGTTTCTTTGTACGCACGAGTTCTTCGATCCTGCCCTCCGGCATCCCAAGGATCTCTGCTGTTTCTTTGAGCGAGAAGAGCGGCTGCACCCTATCGCGCTTCTTCGGCTGGGGACGGCCGTCCGCAAACGCTTGTATAGCATCGTGCGGGATTAGGAAGTTATCGAGCATAGGATAGTAAAATGGGAGCAATAGTGCCTTGGTGCATTCACAAAAAACAAGGCTCAAATGCAATTACAAAAAGGAGGCATCAGCTTTGCGGCTTATCTAAGCTGCGCATCTTTTACAAAGTCTTTGAATAAACGTGAGTGATTTATATATGCAATCCGTACATCGGAAATTATGTCAATCATGGTTGTCCCGCCAGAGACACTCAAACATACCCCGCAGCATAACTGCCATCTGAGGATACTCCATCATAATCGAGGACATGCCTTTCTCGTCACAGTGCATCGTGAACACCGTATTATCAGCAATAACCAGCAGCACGTTCGTGCCTTCGGAAAGCTGCATCGCTGTACGCAATTCTCCCTCATGAACGCGGCAAATGTTGTGCCCTACAATCGCCACATCTCCCGCAGCAAGAACCCTGATATCCATGCCTTTGGCGTAGCCGTCTGCATATCCATTCTGCATAAACTGCAACAGTTCTGTGTTCATTTCTTTGTGAAGCAATGCAACCGCCAGAATCTTATTGGAGGAACACCGGTTGCCGATTTCCTCCAGCGATCTTTTCACTGCCTTCATGCCCTCGTGAAACTCCACGCTGGGCGTGGATCCGTCGGGATGGAAGTCGTACTGATCGATGAAGTGCTGTACTGCTTCCTCGTTCATCCTGAATTGCTGCGTGCGTCCTTTGAACCACCGGCGCAGCGCGTCGAGTTCCTTTGCCTTCCAGCGTGGCTTTGAATTCATCATGAACTTCGTCACCATCTGGCGCTCGTGGAGCTTCTTGAGCGCATACTGCACCGACGATGTTCCGATATTCGTCTCCAAGGCTATCCTCGAAAGATCCATCGCCCCTTTTTCGAGCAGAGTTGAGTACACGATGATCTCATGTGGGTTCCAATCCGTCTGTTCGAGCATGTGGCGTATCCCAAGAGGCAGAAAATTGCTCATGAAGGACAGGATAGTAATAAAGTTGCCAATGATACACTTTTATTACCCAATAAAGAAATCATTTCAGCACGGCAAAAGCCGAAGGACGCCTGTTCTCAAGCTGCTTCAATCCTCGATTTCTTGAGTATATTTCTCCAAATACTCCTTGATAGCGCTTTCCGGTATGAACACGCGTGCCTTCTTCATCCCCTCCGTTTTGATGCGCTGCACGCGCAATTTTCCGTCCATGATCAATTGCCGAATAGACCGCTGTTCCAAACCGAGAAGCCTGAGTTCCGCGACCTCTTGTACGGTGTATCGCGGTTCAACGCGTGTGATTTCCTTTTTGCTCGACTTGGTCATGGGATGCGCGGGGAAAGTGATCCAAAGCATTTTGCACGATTCATGCTTTGAGTGCTATCCGTGCATTCTAATTCATAGTTGTGCATAGTGGTGCAAAGTTTTGCAAAGCGTTGCATTTCAAATAATAGAAAGTGCAATATGACCTTGATTATATCATAAATTGATGTTCTTTCATACTGAAAGAATATCCCCGTGTGTGGCATTTCTGCTCTATATCTAGCGTATTTCTGGCACATGGCGCGATTGTGGGTAAAACGTGAGAAAACGGCTCCATGATTGGTGCAAAGTGCAAATAAGTCGAGTGCAAAGTATTGCATAGTCATGCAAAGTGAGTAAATGTGGGCATAGTCGCACTTCTACATTCTACCCCTTCTACAGTATGGCCACCGCCTCCACCCTCGAGAAACTCCTCGCAGAATGGCAGCCCAATATCTGGGAACTCAAGCACGAAGCTGAGATCCAAAACGATCACTGGATTGTGTACGGATACCACGAGGCACATGACAAGGAACTGCACATCGAAGGGAAGACACCCCTCGAAGCGATGCAGAACTTCATAGCCAAGATGCAGTACCTCGATAGCACTTCTCCTGTCGATCTCTGATCCTTTTTCCTTTACCCCTTTTATTTCCATGCCTACAGCAGCACCAGCACCGGCACTCATGATCACGCACGGCGCGGATCTCACATCAACGGCGCTCGAGAAGAACCTCGAGGAAACATCGAAAAAAGGAAAGCTCATGGACAAATTTATTAAGGAGAGCCTCAAAGAAGGTGTCGACTTCGATAAGCCGTTCGCAGCGGCCGTGAAGAAGACTCTCCTGAAACCCGGCTCTGAAAAGGTATGCGTCCTCCTCAATCTGATGCCAGTCTTCAGAAAGGACGAGGAGACGATGGTGCACCTTTCGAGCGATGTGCGCGGCAGCAACGTCGCCTTCCTCTGTGAGCTTGTCCATCGAAGCAGCGGAACAAAGGTAGCGGAGGGACGTGGTTCTGCAGCTCTCACTGAGCCGAACATCAAAGGGAACCTGAACTCGGCAATCAAGATGGCAGAGAAACGTGCACAGATGGATGCCACACTCCGCGTCGCCGCGCTTTCGGATCGCTTCACGCAAGACCTTGAGGATCCTGTCTATAAAGAGAAGATGTCCGAGCAAATATCTGATAAGCCAAATGATGTGCCTCCTCCTGCAAAGAGGCAGGCCGTCACACCGGCACAGGGCAAGCTGCTCTTCGATCTTTGGGAGGAGCTTGTGAAGATCGGAGAGGTCACCAGAGAGAAATCGGACGTCACGCGAAGAATGACGCTCAGGAAACTCTACGGCGTCCGTTCCTCGAACGACCTCACGAAGGCACAAGCCTCGGATTTCATTGACCGCATGAAAGAGCGCATCCACAGAGTCAAAACCAAAACAAAGCCCTCCACAAAATAATTCCTCTCTCATTTTCTTATTTTCATTCCCCATTTCAACATGCTCACGCCTCAACAAATCGAGCACTTCCCTGTAGCGCATCTGTCGCCCTCCGCCATCCGCCAATACCTCGGTGACCGGCAGGGATTCTTCAAGCGATACATACGGCTGGAATTCGACGAGAAGCGCTCTCCGGCCGCCGTAGAGGGCACATGCGCCCACGCGATAGTTGCGGACTACTGGACTGCGCACAGCGAAGGCAAGGCGAAATCCTTTGATTGGGAGCGCGCTATGCGCGGACGTATCAATCACTTCTTCTCTCCTGAAAATCAGGAATACAGCCTCATCGATTGGGGTAAGACTGGCAGCGAGGAGACCTCCCGCAAGAAGGTGGAAAAGATGATCGGGTTCTACATAGAAGAATTGCCCGACTACACCCCGATCACCGTCGAACAAACACTCATCTCCGATTTCGAAGATATGAAAAACAACACGCAGCCCATCGCCATCAAATGCGTCACGGACTTGGTGAACAGCCTCGGCAAAAAGAAAATCGGTATCGTCGACCACAAATTCACATCACGCATCAAGGAGCAAAATGAAGTCGCACCGGCATATGAGATACAGGCGTGCGCAAACTTCTTCGTGGTTCGTAAGCACTTCGGAGTGAACCCCGAATCAATGGTGTTCGATCAGATAAAAACGTCGCAAAACAAAGACGGATCACCCCAGCGTGTGCGCTATGAGATCGTCTTCACGCCAAAGATCCTCAATCGCTTCATCGTGCTATACCAGCGTATCGTTGCCGAACTCTCAGGCATGCCGCTCATCGATGAAGACACCGGCACGCTGGCCTTCCTCCCGAACCCCGATGCGCAATTCGGCGCTGAAGAATCATGGCTCGACTTCTGCGAGGAGGTCGATAACCAGAGGCAATGGACGATGGCCGACATCCGCCGCGTGCGCAATAACCGGTACTCAGCAGAGGGCGCTGAAGCACTCGATCTCTAATTTCTCCTTCCTATGCCTAGGCAATAAGTTCTGGCCTGAAATTGCAAATGTGGGGGGGGGGGGCGTATTGTTCCGACATTTCTATGATTACTGCAAGTGCTCCCTATAGGGAAAAATTGACGTATATCGCAGAAGATGATCACTTCATCGCATCTACGATAGAGATTCTCCTGAGAGAACACGGGGTAGAGGTGCAGGTGGCAAAGGATGGAGAAGAAGTGATCAAACTAATAGAAGAAAGATTGCCACACCTGTTACTTCTAGATTTGCTTATGCCGCGAATGGATGGTTATCAAGTTTTAGCATACATACGAAATAAGCAGTACGTATTCCCGATCATCGTCGTAACGAATATGAGTTTAGAAGCTGACAAAGAATTGTCGTTAGACGTTAGCGACATCATTGTTAAGTGCAACCTCGATGAAGAGGAACTTTGGAATCGTATAAAGAAATTTCTTGAGTAAGGTTTCCGATTTATTTTTTTCAACAACCTATGTATGGAATACTCGTCAATGACCGACGCTCAGGTGATAGAACTGCTACGGCAGGCGCGAGAATTCCCTTCGGATATTCATTTGATCCATCGCATTTACAAAATGCAACGGGATGAATATCTAAAGGCGCAGAAACTGTTAGAAGGTCTCAAAATTCCGAAAGAACCTCAAGTCACTGAGGTCATTTCTATTTCCTAAGTAACTTCTCGAGTTTATGAGCGAGGCCATAGCCGAGTAATGCGAGGAAGGCGGTACTCGCGCTACTGAGGGCATCGGGAAACTTCTGCACGAATTCCATAACGCCGACGTCGCCAGAGAGAAGAGAGCTAGCCAGCGCAGCAATAGCAGCAATGGCTGTGAGCAACCCCGCCAATCCAGCAAGGAAAGCACCGGCCGCGCCGATGAAGGATTTATATCCATTGAGGAACGGAAGAAGGTTAAAAATATTCATATAAAGAAGAGGGAAAAAATTACGGCAAAGGAACGTTGAGACGCTCAAGCGCTCTTTGGAGCACCTTTGGCTTCTCGGCGGGTTTGAACTGGGGCATGGGCAAAGATGCGCCAGCGGCCACCTGTTCGAGCGTGAGGCCGCCTGAATAGTGGAAATGCGGCTTATCCTGCCCCCATATGGCATATCCCCACGTTATGCCCAGTTCTTTGGCTATACGCGCGATAGTGTTGAACGGAGCCTCACCGTACCAAACGCTATACAAAAGCGTGCTGAGGCGCGTCAGCGGGGCTATATCTACGGCCAAACCGTGGCAGTGCCACGAGTATGGGCACTTCACGTCGGTGACTGGCGGGACGTTATGGCGCTTAGGATCGTAGCCTGCCACCCACGGCCGACCTTTCCGGTATTGATCGAGCTGCTCTTCCGTCGTGCGCTTCCCACCGTCGTCTGGAATGCGGATGTAGATCCCAGCCATCGCAATTCTGCAGAAAAACTCTGTGAACAATCGCTGCGCCTCTGGACGCAAGTACCTGAGCTTTGCGAAATTTGCAGCCGTGAATTTTGAGAGCGCGACTTTCATTCAGAGGATTTGAAGAAAATGGATTTGAAAATTGCGGAGATGAGATTGAGCATCTCGATTCCCAGATACCCTCCAATGCCTGCAGCAATCACCGGCCACGTCTTATCGTCCGTCATTGTTGAAACGTAGAGAGCAGTCATTGGACCCGCGAATCCTGAGATGATGCAGTTGGCAAGCAGCGCCAGAAGGAATGAAACAGGCCGCATGGGTTTTTTGTCTCGCATGTTTGATGAGAGGAAACGCACGACGCCGCCTATTCCAGCGATGACAATCCAGCTCTTCGGAATGTTCATCCGCGAGACAGGTGTGCCGAGTGTTTGAGGGATGACGTAGAGCATGAAAATTACGGGGAAATATCAATTATTCTTCGCTCCTCTCGGGTGGATCATCGGGCGGCTGCACCGATCCACGCGGAGGCGCGGGTTCTGTTTCCTCCTGTACTTCCACCAGCTCGAAACCCTCGGGAACGGCAATCGTATTGCCAGCTCTGATACGAATCGGTTCTGCCTCTGTTCTGTTCTTCATCGGCGTCACCTGAACGAGCACAATGTCCGTGCCATCGGTGACGGCGCGGTAGAGCGTCATGTCCGCGTACTTGCTGCCTTCTTTCGGAACGATGCGGGGAATGCTGTGGAATTCGGCGTGTCCCATAAGGTGAAAGGGAAATAATAAAAGCGCTTAGGCGTATTTGATGACCATCGGGATCGTGAGGTACGGATTCATGATGTTGGGGTTCGCGTTCGACTGCATGCCGCCTGTATATGCAGGAGCGGATCCAGCGCCGGTCACCTGACAGCCTCCAGATTGCGTACCGCAAGCGCCTGTGGGTGTCTGGTGAGTGTGATCGATGTTGATGATGTCCGCGCCTGCAGAGCCACCGAGTCCTTTGCCGTTTGCGGTCGTGATGCGCGAGGCATTTGTGCCACCGAGGTTGTCGGGAGATACCGCATTGCGGCCGCGCGTATCGGGAAGATTGAACGTCGTACTTCCATCCCCGAGACCATACGGACAGTGGAACAGTGAATGAGTACCGCTCTGTGAGCCAGACGTGTTCACAGCAGAGCCGCCGCGCGTGGTTGAGACGCGGAAATCATTCGCGCTCAGTCCTGCAGATATGACGTAGTAAATCGTGTTTGCGCTGAGTCCCGTTGGGAGCGCGCCGGTCGTCGTGAAATAGACTGGATCGCCTTCGACGAGTCCGTGGCTATTCAGCGTGAAGACCGCAGGCGATGCGATGGTCACCGTGAAGTTCCCAAGGTTCGGCACAAGAACGTTGAATAGCAGAGAGTATGTCGAGCGCGAGAGCGCCTGTCCGTAGCAGAAAAGCCACGTCGGAGGAGCGGCTTTCGCAGGCCAGAATTTCATGGATCCAATTTCCTGACCATCGGGTGTATTCCCCGGTACTGTGATGAGCTTGAACACGTCATCTGTGCTGTCGTATGTGATGCCGAACGTCATGCCCGCTTTGATATCGTTCGAGACCAGATCGATGTTGTTATGCTTCTTGATCGTTTTCGCTGCGAGACCATCGACGGCGACGGTGGTTGTTCCTGTATTGTTATTCGCTGCCTTGAAGAACAACGTAAATTTATCCGCATAGGAGCTGATTTTCGGATCCAAAGCGATAGTGATTGCGTTCCCCATGCCACCGACAGTTCCGAATGAGTTTAGGAAACCCTGTCTCATTATCTTTTTCAAAACGCCATCCTTCACCTGAGTGAATGGCCGCATGTCCGTGATCTGGTTGTCCGTGATCTGCGTGTCAGATGCTGGCACGCTGACTAGGGCGAGGGTAATGGCATTTGCAGGCTCGGCCGGTGCTGAAGGCGACCCTGCGGGTGTGCCAGCGATGTTTTCAATGATGGCGATGTTCGACGCACTTCCGTTGGGATTTTGAGAGACATCTATCCGCAGAACGATTCTGTCGATTCTCGGATTGGTTGTATCTGCTGCAGTGACGATGATGTTTTCCACTGCGTCGCTGTCAAAATGCACCTTGTACGTTTTCCCATGATTAACATTTGTATTGGTGATTTCTATCAATGCTCTCCCCGGTGCGACATCCACAGTCATATTCGCCCCAGCTGCTCTCTGTGAAACACGAAATGCAGTCCCGACACCCTCAATGACTCCTTCCTCGAGATATGCCCGCTCAAACTGCATCAGCTCGTAGTCGTTCCAACCGGGGACAACCGTGGCCGATACGGAACTGCCGATAATGGAGATTCGCTTTGTCATACGCAAAAAGCCCGCACAGCCTTTCGGCAGTCAGGTTTTCGGAGGTGTGCTTACATCATACGCTCACTAGAGCTGAGCCTCAATCTCCTTTATTTTCAGTTTCAGCTCCTCAATGGCCGACGCATCGAGGAAAGCAGCTGTGATGAATACTCCCGCCTCAGAGAGCGTGAACCTGATTTCCTCATGTCCATTCTCATCCGAATCTACGGTGATTTCAGCTATGCGCTTTGTGGTGGTGAGTGTCCTGTTTTCCGTGATGAAATGGACGGTGACGAGATCCCCGACAACCACATCGCTGTACTGCAATCCTGTCACGCTATTGGAGCCAGTAGCTGGATTGAATTTCTTTGATGCAAGTGTCGGCTCAACGCGAAAGTCCGTGATCGGATTGGCTCTCTGGGAGAGGTACGAAGAAGTTATGGAATCAAGTGTGGTTTGGTTATTCGCATCATTGAAGTTTTTTCTTTCGATGAGCTTTCCGTAAATTGCAATGCTGGCAGCATCACTCTGCGTGCTCGTGATGGGAGATCCGCCCGACGACACTCCGATGATTTTGTTCGCCATCGGCCGACCATCATCACCGACATTAATCCTATTCACATTCGACCCCGGTTGTCCGTCTCTCCTGAATGTGAGAGTAACGATAGTGCTTTTGTCTGAGCCGAGTGCGGGAACGAAATTAAAGACTCCACTGTCATCAATCTCAAACTCCGCGTTGTGCGCTTGTGCAAGCTGTTCCCATGCACGCAAGATTTCTCGGCTATCCATAGTGAGGTCACGCGTCGTCGTCACCCCGCCAGTTCCTGTCACGATACCGGTGTTCTCATCATTCGTGTTCGTATCGGTGAGCAGTCCAAATGCCTCCATGCTGCCCTGTCCGTTGAATAGCTCATTGCCTCCCGTGTATCGCTTAAGGAAGAGGTCGAGCATGCCGACGCACAAAACCTCAATTTCGTTATCCACCTCATTGGTGGCTTCTATGTAGCCAAACCACACAGCCTCGTATTCGCCCGACATATCGCGTTTCTTACGGTATAGGCGCACACGCCGATAATGGCGCAGATTTTCCTCCGTGGCCTTCTCGTGGAACTTTTGCATTGAAAAAACCATCTTCCCCGCCGCATTGATCCGCTTGCCCCAGCTGCGCACAGTAATGGCAGGAGTGAAGAGCACCGTTTGAACGGCCGATGTCCCCGTTGTTTGGTAGATGTCGATGCGGTACATATCAAATCCACGCGTCTCTCCACTGAACGAGCAGCTGCCCCGAGAGATCAGCAGGAGTAGCGTCTTGGAGGGTGAAGTCGTTATCGCCCGGCTCAATGAAAATCCAATCGGAGTCCGTCGTCAGCGCGCCGCTCTGATCCGTCTCTACTCCGAGCGTGCTTGTCTTGATGATCGTTTGATTTGCCACATTGATGGTGAGTGTTTCTCCAGCCGAGAGCGCCACACCCGCTCCGTTGCTGAAATCCATCTCTCTACCGGTCGTTACGTTTTTCACTCGCGGATCTGTAGCTGGACCCGAGACAACGATCACAGGTGGTGTTCCAAATGTTCCATTATTGGTAGCGGTTAGCGTTGCGGCATATGTGTCTTGGATGACCATCAAATCGCTATCGCCGAATGTGGGGAGTTCGCCGTCCTGTACGGTGAGGGTGGTTGTAAGAAAGGATTCTGGACCATTCTCGGAGTTCAGTGCCTGCGCATAGAGCGCGGGATCCTTTGCGTACATGACGAAAGAAAACTTGCGCATTTCCGGCGCTGCAACATCAAGCAATACGAATTCTGGAGGCTCGATGAGCTTTGCGTATATCTGCTTTCCAATACCGTCTTCATCCGCAATCAGTAACAGTTTGTATCCATCGTCCCCGTCGAAATCCTGCGCAACCGAGAGTCCGATGGCTTTTATAAGATTTTTCTCCATCGTTTTGCGCGCTGCCTGTGAGGATGCGTGTATCTCTCCCTTGAATGGGAGGATGCGCGCTTGGTACTGCGAAAGGCTGTCCTCTGTGCCGTGCCCTCCCTGCTTATCCTTGTCGCTCTTGCGCGTGGAAAGCGTGGAGAGAAGCTCCGGCGTATCCTTCAGCACATAGAAGTCACTGGTCGCAGAGAGGTTCTGGTTTAGGAGAACGCTGCCAATGGTGACTTCGATCTCGAGAGCCATAGATGCACAAAAACCCCGCCGCCCGAGGGCGGTTGGGTTTCAAGTATGCCTTTATTCTACGCCTAGAACGCCTTCCGCGCATGCCAGCGCACCATGCGGGGATTTGCCATCGCTTTTGCGCTATCCCCATGGAAATGCTGTGTGAGCTTCAGGCTGCGAGAATTATTCGTATTGTTCGTCACCTCTCCTCCATCCGCAAAATGCGGCACGGGGAATCGCATGTTGTTGATCGCCTCGAGCAGCGGACGGTGCATTTTCACGGCTGCAGCGCGCACAACGAACTCACCGCTGCTGAGCATCGCGGGAACCCTGTCTTCTGTTGGACCCCCCGGTCCAAAAACGAGGCCACCGTGAGCGAACTTCGCGGCACTCCTTGATGCCGACTGCGCCGCCTTGATTGCGGAGATAGCTTCCAGAGCTTTCTGTTTTATCGCATCAAAGCGTGCGATTTCCGCGTTCTTGAATGCCTCCTGCGCCTCATTGCGTATCGCCACCTGTCCGACAATCGCGTTGGTAATGTCCAGCTGCAATTGCCGGTTCAGATCCAGTTCCGTTTGCAGCGCATTTCTCTTGTCCTGCAGCTCCTCGGCATGTCTTACCTGCGCTGCGGTCAGTTCGTTTTCATTGGCCTTCAGGAATTCCTCCAGTCGTTCTTCTTGGAACGCTTTCTCCAGCTCTTTGCTCAACTCGATTTCGCGCTCCTTCTGCTTCAATGTTTCCTCGGCAATCGCTTTTTCCGAATCGAACTGAAGCTGCAGCTTCTCAAATATACTTTTAGCATTGGCGAGCTTATCCAACTCCTTTACGAATTCGACTACCTTCGGATCAAACTGCGCACCGCCCTCAAGGAATTTCTGCCCCTCTTGAAACGTCTGCTTTGCCGCAAGGAGCTTCTCCATGTCTGATTGATCGAGTTCCGATTTTCCATCGAGTTCATCAATCGTTTTTCTCGCTTCCACAAGCTGCGTTGCGATGTCCTTTGCCAGACTGACGCGCTCGGATCCCTCTTTTCCGAATCGCGCATCGAATTCTTCTCGCAATTCAAACGCCTGTTCCGTCAGATCCCGCAGACGCTTTATTGAATCATTGGTCATGTCCTCCAGCTCCCCTTGGAGCCTATCGACCTCTTTTGTGACACCGCCAAATTCGTCTTGCAGCTCTTTCGTCTGCTCGGCCATGCCTTCTAGTAGATCCTTAAAGTTACTCGCGCGACGCACGTCGAAGGCAGCACCGGCATCATCGCCGATGCGCTTGAGGATGCGCTCTTCTTTCTCCGAGATGCCCACAGTGTTCTTCCTCACCTCCAAGACTTCTTTCAGTATTTCTCTGCGCTGCTTCAGTGCCTTCAGGTTCGCCTCATCGATTTCCTGCTGGGATTTCTCCAGTTCCTTTTCCTCTTTCTTTTGTTCTGCAGTCTTTCCTCCACCCTTTTCCTTATCGAGAGAATCAATATTTACTCCTCCTCCCCCGAATTTAGGCAAAGGCGCACTGCCACCTCTCAGTTTGCTCGTTTCTTCCACTATTTTTCGTGCGTCCCTGAAGCGTTTCGCTAATGCCGCAGCAGAGTCACCGCCTTCGATGCCTTCTTTGATCAGAAGATCGGCAGCGCCCTTTTCCGCGAGTCCGAAGAACTCAAACGGTTTGCGCACGACACCGGCGCTGAAATTGATGAATCCCTCGGTGGCATCTTTGATGCTTGCACCGAGCACGATCACATTTTCAATTAAGTCGCCAATGGCTCTTCCCACCTCTGCAATGAACGGAAGCGCAGCCTGAAAGCCAATGGTCAGCCCCTCAAGGACAACATCGAGTGCCGGTTGCAGCTGCTCACCGAATGCATTTCCAAGATTGGATACTGCCTCACCCAAACTGCTCATGCGCTTTTTCGTCGTGTCCGATGCGCGCTCGAATTCCTGCTGCAGTGACGATGCGGAATCACCGAGACCATCAACTGCATCCTGCGCGCCTCTGGATGCTTCCTCCGCAGTTTTCAGGTTGGCGGCAAATCGCTGCAATCCTTTATCAGTAGCCAATTTTGCGAGTTCGCGCGTGAGGCGACGATCCCCGATACCCAATCCCTCGAGCACGGATCCGATATCGCGTCCCGTCTGGCGCAGACCATCAAGGAATATTGCGAATGCGGCAACGGGATCCTCAGCGAATGTCTTTTTGAATTTCGGACCCATCTCAGCGCCGAGAAACTTTGCAAACTTGTCTGTATCTTTCTGCATCTCAAAGAGTGCTGACTGGAACCCCGTGGAGAATGCTTCCGGCTCTGAGCCGACCTCTTCCATTGTTGCTGCGAGCGCGAGCAGAGACTCTTTCGATGCGCCGAACGTTTGAGAGAGGGAAGCGAAATTCGTCACGTTGTCGGCAATGTTCGAAGATGATGCGGCCGCCGTGTTCGACAGCTCGTTCATGATCGAGAGCAGCACCTCTGAGTCCCTCGATTCCAAACCGAACAAATTCAGCAGTCGCGCGGTCTTATCAGATGCTTCCTCGGAACTTCCCGCGTAGTCCTCCATTGCGATACGCGACAGGGCTATAACGCGTGTAAAGTCCTCCAGTCCCTTCGCACCCTCACGAGAGAAGATGCCCAGTCTCCCTCCTGATGCAGCGATATCGGCAAGCTCCGCTTTCGTGATGCCGGTCTCGACACCGAGTTCGGATACGAACTTCTTCAGATCCCGCATTTCCGATCCCGTAGCCCCCGTGACTTTGCGCACCTGAACCATCTGCGCCTGAAAGTCGATGGCACCCACAATCGCGCCCACGAGGGCATCCTTCACGCCACGGATCGCCTTCATGATGGCAGTCGAGGCGATATTCCCCAACGTGAACGCTCCGAAGAGGCTCTTAAACGAGATGCCTGCCTTACCAGCCGCTCCGCCAGCACCCGTCGCACTTTTCTCTACATCCTTAAGCGCTTTGTCTGTTTTCTTCACGCTCGGGTTCATTTTATCGAGCAGCTGCTGCAGTTTTTTGGTGTCAGCTTGAAATTTATTGAGATCAATCTCCGCTTCAAATTCGATTCCCCCTACTTTTTCATTTTGCGGCATGCTACTAAATTAGCATAATTCTGCATTAGTTTGCATTACTTTGCATCATAGAATCCGTCTGGTGACCGACTCTTTCTTCACGCTCCTGTTTTTCACTTTTGCAACATGCTCCTTCGTCTCCTCAATCATCTGCGCCTTTCTTGCTTTCACTAGCGGATTCTTCGACATTGAAATGAGATCATCTTTTGTGTTCTGCATGCGACCCTTCTCGGTTTGTTCCCGAATGAGCCAAGTGAAAGAATCCAAATACACTCCAAATTGCCGCCAAGACAAGCTCATAATCGCCTCATGTGACAGCGCGCCCTTGCTCGCCTGCATGAGAAACGCGATCTGGCGCATAAACCACACACAGGGCTGCTCCGATTGCTTCTGCTCCCCCCAGCCGGTCTTTCCCCTGAAGCGTTTATTGAGCGCATCGAGGATGCTCTCGAGATCCAGAGAGCCGCGCTTCCCTCTGAACGGCAAGCACCGCAGATCGCCCTCCAGCGTCCCCACGTCACCCGCAGTGATGTGTGCTTTGAGGAACGGGAAAATAATCTCATGGGCTTGTTCGATGAAATCGTCGTGACTCATCTGGCGTGCCATCAATTGAAGCACCTCAAACACCGTTGCCTCTGCAAAATCGAAGATATATTCACGTTTTCCAATGACAAAACGAACCGTGTAGGACTCAGGGATGAAATCGCCCAGATCCATGTAGATCGGTGCACTCGTCAGTTTTTGCATACATACATTTTACCGCACGGGAAAACTCTGGACGATGCCCAGAGTTCTCCCGTTTCCCCTTACTCTATGCCTCAAGTTGCATTGATCTCGTCGGTGATAGTCCATGTCGACCCCTTATCACCTTCGAGACTGACTGGCATGACGCCCACGTCGCCTGCATTTTCAACATCCACAAACGGGATGAGCATGTCAGAGGCGGCGATAGCCGAGTCGAGCGTGATGATTCTCTCGATAGTGGCATCGTTCTCGGATGGACCCGTAATCTTCACATAGCGCGGCGTGGCCGTCTTGCTGGAGCCTCCCGAGAGCACCTGAGCAGCTGCAGGCGTGTAGTTGTAGACGATGGTGACGCTCTGCGCCTCGGTCGTGACCGTTGCAGAGTCACGGATCACAATTCCCCAGCGACCCGTTCCAGCATCTTTCACGACAAAGTAGTCTGTGTTGAGCACAATCGCACCGTTGACGCCGAGCGTGACGGAAGTGATTGTCGGCTTGCTCAAATCGTTCATCTGATTTTGCAGCTCAATGAATTTGTCATAGAGCCATTTGCCGGAAGCAACGACCTGATTCGCTCCTGTCACGGGTGTACCCGCCTGCGTGGTGCGCGTTACGAGTCCCTTGAACAATTGTTCCAAGTTCGGCATATGCCCCGGCTCCAACCAATCGAAATCGACAACACCGGTAATGCGGATCTTGTTGATGATCGTACCCTTGTTATCGGAATCCACCTTGATGCGCTCCTGTCTCCCCGTGAATTTCACATTGCGCACCGCACCGAGATCAACAAGAGATCCCGAGTCGTCACCGACCTCGATGTTGCCGTACTCAATGAGGAGTGCTGATTGATCTGCTGCTGGCATGATGGATAGAGGGAAAGAAAAACAGAGTGCTACTTGCTATCGACTGACTCCCAAACGCCGTTCGTTTTGCGCAGGCGCTGGAGTGCTTCTTCTCTCGGGAACGTGTACTCCTGCCCTTTTTTCCCGAGCGCGCCCTGTACGAAGCAATTGCGAAGCAGCCTGAGCGTGAGAGTCTTGCGTTCATCAGAGGATTGGCCTTCGAGTGCAGGCGTTAACTCCTGCCCCTCTTCGAGTTCCGCAGTATCGGCCGTGTCTCTGAACTGTCTGCGAACCATAGAATGCAAAAAAGCCCCGCCGTCGGAGACGGTGTGGCTTCGTAGAATGGGAAACAAAAAAAGCCGCCGCGCGCAGGCGGTATGACTTCGTTGCACTCAGTATAGCACTAAGGTCTAACGAAGGAAAAATCGAAAAGCAGGATCTGCACTTTCTCGTCCAATTCCTCGGAAAAACCGTCAACTGTATTCACATATCGAGCCGTCATGCGGAGTCCGCCGTTCGGATCGGGAGCGCCATTCGCGTCATACTTTCCCCAAGTCACCCGTTTGCCTGCAAAGTAGTTAATGATGGCCTCTCGGATTTGCTCCAAGCGGTCGTCACCCTTCGTTGCGCTGCTCTGCAGGCCGATAAGCTCTATCTCGATGCGCTCCTGAGCAACGCGCACATCGTTCTGCTCGGTGTTGATGACTCTGCGGAAGATCACGATCGGATAACTGCCCTCCTGCCGGAGCGCGTCGACATCGCTTCGCATATCCTGTTTTATTTTCGCGCCATCCACCAGTCCCGTGAGCACGGGACCAAAGCGAAGCTCCCTGTAGATGGCGTCCTTGATGGTCATGTGAGCAATTCCACCATTCGCGCGACATCGCTCGTGATGGTGGCTTTCTTGCGGAAGAAGGCGATGGTGAAGGGATGGCGACCGGCTATGCCTTGCTCAAATATTTTTCGAGCAATGAGGCGCACCACAAGTAGATCACGGGTGACGGGATCCAGTGGCGTTCTTTTTCCACCACTACCTCTCCCTCGACCCATGTTTTTGATGATCGCAGCACTCGCAGCGAGTTCTTTTCGCAGAGAATTGAGCGATGGATTGGCAGGCAGTCTTTTGATGATGCCCTTGCGTCTTGCCCATCCGATCAACGGCGCGAGTGGAGGTGGTTTCCCTTTTTTCGGACGTCGGCCGAATTCCACCACCGGCGCGTATTCCAATGGATTGAATACGGAAATCCTGAGCCTGCTGCTGTCAATGCGCGGCTCCGATCTTGTCGTGGCTCCCATGAGTAACCCTTGATCGATGGCACCGGCGTTTTGGATTTCGTTTTGCACCTCAGCCACTGCATCGTCAGCCCACGCAGTGAGACCGAAGACGAGCGCGCGCTCCCTATCCTTCATCTCCTTGGGAATCCTCTCCCTGATGCGCGACAGTGAGCCTTTCTTGATACGAAAAAATGCCATGCTATGCGGGGGTGCCGACTACGGATGGAAGGATATCGATCTGACCGGCCTTTGCGGTCATCCATGAACCATCTGCCATTTTCAGGCGCAACTCGTACTGCTTATCGTTCCCCGCATGTCCTTCGGTTGTTTCTCCGAGTTTCACCCTGATTTTTCCGTTCGCCTCATCGAGCCACTCAATATCCGATGGATCCTCATCTGTGAGCGCGATGAAAGGGGTGCTTTCAGAGACATCATTTTTTACGGAAAAATACACACGACCGGTAGCGGTTTTTGGGATCGGCTCGCCCTGTAGTGCCGCATTTGACCACCGGTCGCCGTATGTGAGCGTAAAGTCAAAAAAGCCGCGCTCGGCTTCATATACTTTCAGATTGGCCATACACATATTGTATCACAGCTCGATCTCTTGCCCTTCTGCATCGTTGAGTACGAGCACACGCGCACCGGCTATGTCGTTGAGCTTCAGAAACGCACTGTCCCTCACATCATTCACGTTGGCATCTTGAGTGTCGCGCACATCATTCACGTCCAGAGTCGCAATCGCGGACACATCATCCAATCCCAAGAAAAACTCTCCGAGGAATTTCCCCGCAATGGCGACAGCGGAGAACAGGAGAGCATCTGTGCCATGCGAAACGGTAGATTGCTTCTGCAGAAGCGCATCAGTGTCGTGTGCTATTTGCTGCGCCTTGCGGAGTAAAGAATCCGTCTCGTGCCCTCTGCTGAAGGTGCCTTTGAGGAGAGAATCCACGGATTGCTGCACAATCTGTGTCGCCCTGAGAAGGCCATCCGTGGAATGTTCCTTCGTCTGCGTGGCTCGGAGCAGCGCATCGGTATGGTGAGTGCGAGTAAAGGTAGCGCGCAGCAATGCATTTGTTTGATGAGCAATCGCGGTTGCTCCTTTCAGGAGAGAATCCGTGACGTGGGTTCTTACCTGAGTCGCCCTCAAAAGCGCATCCGTAAGGTGTATTCTCTGAATGGTCGCTCTTAGCAGCGCATCAGTGCTATGCGTCTTTGTGAGGATAAGAATGAGGTATGCGTCCGTCCTATGCTGGCTACTCTGAACGGCACGCAGAAGCGCATCCGTCGTGTAGCTTCTTGCGAATGCGACGCGTAGTAACGCATCGGTCGACTGCTGAACGATCTGAACGGCGAGAAGCAGGGCATCAGTGGTGTGCGATACGGAGAATATCGCACGCAGCAAAGCATCGTTTGTGTGCTGTACCGTGCGGACTACGAGCAGGAAGGCATCGGCTGAATGCGACTTGGAGACCGTAGCCTTTAACAAAGTATCCGTGGAATGCTGAACGGCTTGGATAGCCTTCAGTAGGGCATCGGTGAAGTGATTCACTGTAAAGACAAACCGCAAATATGCGTCTGTTTGGTGAGCAATCGAAGCAGTCGCCCTCAGTAATGTATCTGTGGCATGAGTTTTGGTGAGCGCACCTCGTAGCGTCGCGTCAGTGAAATGCACCTTGGTGACCGCGCCCTTCAGATCTGCATCAGTAGCATGCGATAGAGTTATCGTTCCCTTCAAATCTGCATCAGTCGCATGCGCAACGGCACGCGCACCCTTCAAGTCGGAGTCGGTTGCGTGTGTGAGCGTCCTCGCTCCCTTTAGATCGGCATCCGATGTGTGAAAAACCGTTTGCTCGTCTTTCAGGCTCGCATCTGTCGAGTGTGCGAGAGATTGTGTTTTTTTGAGAAGTGAATCTGTCGTGTGGCTATTCGACTGTGATCCCTTCAATACAGCATCGGTGGTATGCGTTTTCGTATACGTCTGCAGTGCAAGCTTGATGTAAAAATCGTCGATCTGCCAGTTTGTGTCTGCGTCATCTCCTGAATTGCGGAAGCGGCCAAAACCGAATCCTGCATCACCCTCGGCAGAATGCGCACTGTCCGTGACATCGAGCACCTGCGTGCCGTTCCGATACACGGTGATAGCCGTCCCCTTCATCGCAAGTTCCCAGATTTCTCCAACTGCATAATCATCACCTGAACCATCGTACAGGCCGAGTTCCGTCCACGACCCCGAAACCATTTTGAATAGTCGGACGTGGTAATCGGCAGAGAATTCAATCGCATAGAAGTTGCTCGCATCCTGTACGCGACCGAACATGTACATGACATCATCTCCAGAGAGATCAACCGCACTCATCTTCAAAAGCACGTTGTAGTCGGCAGATCCGATGGATGTACTGTTTTTATAGTGCGATCCTGCAGAGAGTCCTGTGCTGTTTATCTGCGCAGTGTCCGTGGCCGCTTTCGCTTGGATATCCTTCGTGCCAAAGTCTTGAAACTCTGACCACGATGACGCGCTTCCGGTGTCTGGATTATGGCTTGCCAAAGACGTATCCGACTCTGCGGTGAAGCTGTCATACACCTTCGTCGTGCCGCCGAGAAAAATGAGTTTCACCCGCACGTAGTCCACGCTGATCGGCCACGAGGAACCGGCGATGTTGCGGGATGTGAGCCGCACACGGAAATTTGTATTGCTGAATTCGCTCTCGCTCCATGCCCTTCCCCACAGACCTCCCAAAGAGAAATCTGTATCACTCGTTGGGATATTTACGATCTGCTGCGCGGACGTGTAGTTCGTGCCTCCATTCCACGACAGATCCACATCAAGATCAGCAGTATTGAAGGTGTTTTGTTTGGCCTGGATTTCGACAACAATCCCGATCAGCGATGCGCCTGCTGGGAACGATGCAATATTGAAATCATAGAAATCCTGCTGCTCGTTACTAGCGTCACTGTCCGCATACGAACCGTTATCGGAAAGCGCATTGCTGGGGTTCGTCCATGCGTTGTAGTCCTCGCCCGTGGAACTTGGGTAATACGCGCCGAGAGTCGATAAAACTGAAGGCGCAGCCATAGCTATTCAGAAGAGCCGCCGTCCCAGATTTCTCCCTCATGAGGATGAATGTTAGGCGCATAAAACCATCGCGTGCCTTCTTTCCAAGTAGGCATTTGCTCGATATGCCCATCTTCAAAGACAGCAGAAATGCATTCACTCACAATTCCCTTATTTGTGCGTCTCTGCAGGCCGACGATCCACACTGTACGCTTCTGTCCAGCATCGTTTCCCCACTGCTCACACCTTCGCCTGAAAATGAGGCGGCAACCCTCATCGACGTGCACACAGAGAATAGGAAAATCTTTTGGGAGCTGCCCCACGGTGAGCAGCATGAATCCTTCAAGTTCGTTGCGCTTGATGTCCCCATACTTATTTTCGCTACTGTCAGCGTTAAACTGGCGTAGCTCCGTTCCGTCTTTGTACACGGCGATCCATTGGTACTGCATGGAATTGAGGGGAAGATGGCATTGTATTGCCCGATGATTCATAGGTTTTATTCGATGACCGCTACGTTCTCCGGCCGCGTCCACCAGCCGTATCCTTTCTCACAAAGACCGTCGCACTCATGCGCGACAGGAACGTGCTGATCGAATTGCACGCCGATGAATTTCCCGGGATTTTCTTCCTCACCATTCACAGCAACGACCTGAGCTTCCCGAGGACAATCGGGAGCGTCGTACACTTTCACGCGGATGCCGACAGAGAGTTCTTCCAGTTTTGCCATAAGAGCAGAGAAAGGGATCAGGTTTCGTCGTACTTCCAAGTGAATGTCTCCTGAGCGGTAGCGCCCGGTGACGCCGTGGAACCGACCTCGATCTGATACACGAAACGCGAGCCGAATTGACCCGTGCCCGTTGCGGATCCAGCGAGAGACTTTGGAGAGCCGGAGGTGAGTCCGAACACATCTACAGGGCTTCCGGTGATTCCTGCATGGTTGCCCGTCGTGAGCTGCGTACCGTTGCCCGCAGACCCGGTTGCCTGAACATAGGACGTTGCTTCCTGTCCCTTGCATGTAACTCCTGTGCCGAAGTTGTTAGATCCATCGGAATACCATCGCAAGTTATCGATAGTGCCGGAGGGAGCGACGGTGCAATCAAGGCGTGTGGTTACCCAATATGAGTAGTTCGTTCCAGAGGGAGGAATCGTAATTGGAGAAGCCGTATCGTTTGTGGAATGCGCATCGGCCGCATTCGCGCGCGTATTGATCGACGTAATGTCGGTGGCTGTCGGACCCGCACCGGTGAGCCGTCTGATGAGAACTGTTGCTGGCATAATGCAGATACAAAAAACCCGCCGCCCGAGGGCAGTGGGATTTCAGTGGAGAAGTGATGTGCTTCTATCATACTCCACCCCCTCGGCCGCCTCAACTACACGACCGTGTCGCATACGGCATTCAGATGATGGATCTTGCGCGCGTCACGCGACTTTGCGATTTCGATCACCTCGTACACCCGACTTTCATGTTCAATTCGATCACGAACGGATAACTTTGCACTCTTTGGCAATACAACGATAGTTCGCACGCGCGTGGCGTGTTGCACCTTCTCTCCAGAGGCCGAATAACGCTCTCTCTTGAGCACACGGCACTTGATGGGAGCCTGAGCGCTCCATGACTCGGTATCGGTCTTGCCGTGCGTTACGGTGCGATTCTTGATGATGCAGGAATCGCTCAGGAGGGAAGAGAAGCTCATGAGGGTGGCGGAACTTTATCGGGATCCGTCACATCGATGCCTGCACTCCTGCTAACGAATCCGTTCAGGAGTGTTTGTGCGGATTGCGATAGCGTTGCGCGCGAGAAATCGGTGCCTTCACCGGCGAGGGTTTCGCTGTAGGAGCCATCACCTCCAATAGAGCGCTGCTTCACTGGATGATCGACTGGCAGCTCGGCCGTCTCCTTTTCGTTCCACCATTGCGTATAGAGCCACTCCACCTGTCTCAAGGTAGCTCGGGAAACTTTGTAGGGTATTTCGGGATTACCGTCGTCATCGAGATCGTACAGGCGCGGAAAGACGCGGTTTGTTACGGGATCATCGGGGTGATGTTCTTGTGGACCAACAAATGCATCGATCTGATCCTCTGCGGTCTGAATCAATATTTTCAAATCTGCATCTCCAAGATCGCGGAGATCCTCGATGAGTGTCTGTGCTCTCACCTCCGATACGGTGATGTACTGCGGATCAGGGACTGATGCCATAGGAAAAAGGAGGATGCTCTACGCCCACACTCTTAATTCCACCGTGTCGCCGCCTGCGCCGGAGGCAAAGTAAATGGTGTGCTTGTTGAGATTCAGGTGATCCTTCTTGTATTCCACGTTCGCCTTGAGGGTCTGATACGCGCCTGTTGGACCCGCTACGCGCCCCTGAACGAATGAATGCCGAACGTCGGCACCATTCCTACTGCGAAATTCGATGGCTTTCGTATTCGCGGGGAGTTCCTGCGCATACTCCTCATCGAGATTCGTGAGTTCTACTGCATAGTCTTGCGCGTTGACGGCATAGTCGATATTGGCCATGGAGAGCGTGGTTACTCAGCAAAATACGACTGCACCTTCTCAAATGAGTTGCCGAGCAGCTCCTCCATTTCCTCGGTTCTGCTCACCATTGCTTCCTTGAGCGCGGAGACAGTCGTGACGCCTACGCCCTCGAGCTTTTGCTTCAGGGTATTGCCGATCCCCGGCACAACGGTGATGTCCTCCTCGGGATTGTGATTGTCATCTCCGCCCTCATCGGAATCGCCATCTTCGTCACCGGCCTGAGTGCCCTTCTTGTTTCCATCGACGACTTTTCCATCCTGTTCACTCGCAAGACGCAGACCCTTCTGTTTGGCATTGGCGCTCACGATTTCACATGAACCATCCTTTGCAAATCGCTCCAGTTCTTTCAGCTCCTCTTCCTTCTCGGTTGAATAGAACTGGCTGGGCTGGAGCAGCAGCTTTTGCGGATGGCTCTGCAATTGAAAAGCCTCTTTGATGCGGTATTGCTTCATTAGCTCGAATGGGAAGGGAGTATTTCAAGTGTGAGTGCAAGCAGACCCTTCCCGCCTGCCGTCGTCTTTGCGGTAGCAATGAGGATCTGGTCGCTCGTCTCGAATGGAGTGCCCGTTGGATTGGCGTCAGCGTCCTCCTCGCCAAAGACTGCGCTCGTGGCAACTGTGACCGTTGCGAGTGTCGTTGCGCCTTTCTTCACCGTGACGGTGCCAGCGTCCGTGCCAGCGAGTGCTTTCCTCACGACGTGATCCACGCGCTTCAGCTTCACGCGATAGGGCAGCTTTGGAAGCGGGAACTCGCCCTGTTCTCCTGTCTCGAATGAAACGGGAACATGGATCGTGTGCTCGGTGCCGATGAGTGGAACGGGGTAATTCTCGTCTGGCATAACCAGTTACGGAAATGAGGAATTAGATGCTCACGTTGTAGATATCGATGTGATCGACACCGACTCCCTTCACAACGACGAAGAAAGAGCCTTGCATCGAGAATCGAAGTTCACGCGATGAGTTTTGCGGTTCTTTCACTGGACCGCGCAGGATATCGCCAACCCTCCAGCCCTTGCGGAGTTTGTTCTCGGTGACGATCTCGATGCGGTTCAGAGGCATCGACTGATCCTGCACGAACGGCAGCTCTTTGCCTTGGAACATGTATGCCGTGCCGTTATCCGTGCCGATGACACCGGCCTCCGCGCGCGTGGTGCGGATGAATTGCTCCATGAGCGGATCAAACTTCCGCTTGTTCGCAGGGTTCAGGTAAATGTGACTGGGGTTTCCACCCTGATTCCACACGGAGATCAGCGCATTCTTGAGCACCGTTTCGGGATCGGTAACGCCCGTGGCGTTGTACCGAAGGGGCGTGCGCACACCACCACCATCGGAAAGCTGATGGAGAATGCCAGCCGTTGTTGCTGGAACCTGCGGAGACTTCGTACCCACCTCCTTGCGGCCGAGCACTGTCGTGGCCGACAGTCTGCGGAACATGCGATCCAGCGCCTCCATGATGAGTTGCGGCTGTTCCTCAAACATTTTGCGTGCCTGAATCTCGTCCGTGAAGGTCATGTCGATTGTTTCCACAAAGACCTGAGTGTGGTTCTCGTATTTCCCCGTCTGCTCTGCGAAGGACTCAACGTTCTTGAGATCCACATCATGGATAGCCTTACCGATGATTTTGAATGCAACCGTGTCCGCGTGAGTGGCTGCAGTCGTTCCACCATGACCGCGCTTCCACACATCGATGGTATTGCCCGAGCGATTCACGGATTTCACAACCGCCTGCTCGCTTTCCACCTCGATCACGTCACCCACAGTCAAAATGCCGATAGAAGCAGCTGGCAACGGAAGAGCTGTGGTAGCCGAGTTATTCCAGCCCGTGCCTGCACCATTACCGACGACACCGGTGAGCGCCGTGCGGGAGCGGTCGTAAATTTCAAATTTGAAATTATCGACCTTTTCCTCGGGAGCACCGAGTCGGTTGTAAATAATTCCCTCGTCTTTACCAAGGGTGATGTCCTTGGCGATGCCAAGGATGAGCGGATCAACGACCGAAGTGGGGTCGTCGAGATGCCAGTGAAGTCCTACGTCCATCATGATGAGGGGGTGGAAAAGGAGAGAAATGATTACTATTTGCTCTCCGACTTGTTGTGCTCCTTGGAAAGTTCGAACATCAGGGTGTTCTTCTCGTTCTGCTCTTTGGGAGTGAGGTTCGGCTTATCGAGAAGCTCCTGATAGCGCACCTTCTTCCGCTCGAGATCGCTTTTCCCCGGCGTCTTCGTGCTGGAAGGAGTGTTGTTGCCAAATCCACCTTTCGCCTCGGTTCCCGCGAGCTTCAGAATCGTGGGGATGAGCTTGAACTGCTCAGCGAGATCGCGTCCTTCGAGTAGAGCCTCGGCGTCTTTGCGCTTTTCTTCGTCCTCAATGGACTCAAGCGCATTCTTCACTTGCTCTGCAGCAATCTTCTCGTAGGAATCGACCTTCTTCTGCAGCGTGGCTTTCGTTTCCGTCGTCTGCGCAAGCTCTTTCTCTTTGGTCTCAAGAAGCTCCTTGGTCTTCCCTTCCTGCTTCATCTTCTCCTCTTCCTCGGCTTTCTTCTTGTCCTCGTGTTCCTTGAGCTTTGCTTCTGCTGCTTCGCGTCCTACGCGCTCTTTGTCGCGTTCCTCGACGAGAGTTTCAATGCGGGTCTTGGCGGTCTTCTTCTTATCGTCACCCTCTCCTTTCTTTTTTCCATCATCGCCTTCATCACCGCCCTTTTTGCCTTTTTTCCCGTCATCGTCACCTTCTCCTTCACCGCCATCGCCTCCGTCGCCGTTTCCTCCATCGCCGTCACCGGCCATGTTGAGGATGTACGGACCAAGGAACATCGATGTCAGTGGTTTGGCACAAGTCGGATGTAAAAGAACGTCAGGCTTTGAAGCCATAGGGGTTCGGGGTAGTGGATACGGATTCCGCCGTGCCGCTCGTTGCGCTTGAGCGGGGAAGCGAGTCGAGGTTTAACGACTCCCGAGAAGTCGACATACAAAAAGCCCGCACAGCCTTTCGGCAGTTCGGGTTTCGGTACGCAATTATGATACGCCCTACAGTCAATGACTGCAAATGCGATTCAAAAAAGTTCGTGAGACCGCATCGGGAAGCGATCTCTTTATGCGTTTGCTACTGTCCTCCTGAAGTATGCGACTGCTTTGCTGTAGAGACCGGGGCGCTGCATTTGCAGCTCCTCGAAGCTCACAGGCTGTACAGTGTGGCGACAGTTGGGATGCGTCGATGCGGGAGGGAGCGCGTGTTGCAGGAGATCGATGTACTTTCTCTCTTCCCATTCATTGCAGATGTCATTGCCATCGATGTCTGGCCTGAGCGTGGGGAATATCGCAAACCGCCGACCGCTCGCAAGCAGCTGGTTTTTCGCACCGAGGTTATAGGCTGTGACGTTCTGTGAGCGCACGAGAAGATTTGCATACGCCTCGAGACTGAACTTCTGTCCAAAGCCATTCTTTGCTTTTAGCACTGTGAAGCCCTGATCCTGCAGTTCCCTGACAATTTCGCTCTGCGTTCTTGAGGACGAAGCACCCTGAATGAATCCCTTGATCACGCGCTCTTGGATTCTGCGTTTCTCGATGACCGCACGGGTTGCATCTCGCTGCAGACCGCTCATGGTTGTGCCAAAGTCGAGAAACGCTTCCTGTATCAAACTCTTCACCGCCTCCTCCGGCACACCGACAAAACGCACCGAGAAATCCTCGTCTTCCTCGAATTCTTTTATCTGATCAAACGTCTCCTTGGCTCCTGCGTTCATTATGCGTGGGATTGAACGCTCTGCCCATGTGAATGCCTTCACTTCCAGTTTCGATATTACGAATCCAATGGCCTTTATTTGCTGCTTTTGGAATTGCGAAAAACTACCGCCCTTTTGATTGGCCACGATCTCGATCAGCTCTTTTTGCGCTTCGCGGAAGAGCCGAAGGATCTCATCGTTACTCGCGCCCTTCTCATTGATTTTCTGGAAGATCGACATCAGAAAATGAAGAAAGCGATGCGTATGGTCACAAGCAGCGTGAACACCATAAGCAGACACACACCCCACATGACGGCGAGTGCTAGTAACACTTCCCGCCTACGATATTCGAGAAGAGCATCGATGGTTCGCTTCACTTTCTCTTCCTCGAACGCCTCACTAGCCCTGTGTGGATTGGGAAAAATGCTGGAGAAGGGTTTGTGCATCATTTGGAGGGTTATGGCTTATCGCCCATTGCGGCGAGGGTTTCCTGCACGCGAGTTTTCATCGCTTCCTCTTCTTCGTCTTGAATGCGGCCTAATTCCTCTTCAAGTTCGTCGCCCTCTATGCCTTGGAAGCTACCGACTGCCGTCTCACGCGATGCCAAGCCGCGACCGAGAGCATCGCCCCAGACCCTCTCGTCCATTTCCCAATCTTTGGGAATGCCCTGATCGAAGGTAACGCTCATCACGAGCTTATCTGCCTCCTTCTCGCCCTCGATTTTCAATCCGATGCGCATGATATCTCTGATCGCTTCATCATATTTCCTCTCGTAGCGTCGAACCCGCTTGAGGAAATTCATCATGCGCGTGCGTAGCGTCTCTGCGCGCTCGGCCTGTCCTCCCTTCTCATCCTCGAGTACAAAACTGTCTGGCGTCTGTGTGAGCTTTGCGATCTCCCTGAGCGTCATTTCCATGTGTTTGAATGCCTGCTCAATGAGCGGATTTTCATTCGTGATGTACCGCGCGTCGGGTTCTCCCGCTTTTGCAATCAATACCTCGACATCGGAACTCTGCACCTTTCCCGTTTTTGGATCCCGTACCACCGAGCCATCGGGCACTTGAATTTTAGCGTTCAGATGTTTGAGGAATTGTATGGAGATTTGCGTCAGTCGGTCGTTCAGCTCTTCGAGTAGCGGCATGACGCGCTTGAAGATGGATTGTCCGTATCTCTGTATAACGGTCTTTCGCAGATTCACCGTCACAAGCGGTAGTTCATCAATCTTCGTATCCTGCCTGTATCGCAGCGTTTCTGCCTCCGTACCGCTATCGCTTTTCTCCACCACCTTTTGCACGTTGTCGCCCTTGGGAACGAGATCCAACGTTTCGAGAGATGCGGGATCGCCAATCTTCCCGCCCTTATCCTCAAAGAGTGCATACTCGATGATGGCGGTCTTTTCCTCCATGAAATAATCCTCCACGTACACGTACTTTTTACTCACGCCATCGGCCTGCTGGTGCGTGAGGTAGCTGACAATGCGCACGTTGGTGGGATCAGCGCCGTTCGGCACTCCCGACCAATTCGGGAACCAGTAGGAGTATGGAATTTCCTCCACGACGGCCTCGTTGCCTTTGCCAAATAGTTTGAAATGCGTGTGGCCGATTGCCTGCAACAGCTGCGAGGATTCCTCCATGCGCTCCTGAAGCCGGTTGTCATCGATGATCCTATCGATCTTCGTTTTGACCTTTTCCTTTCCCTCCGCTTCGATTGCCACCTGAAAGGGTTCTCCAAAAAGGAAGTCTGTACCGACGTCGACGATGAGGGGTGCGACATTGAGTGCCTTTGCGAGTATCTCCGCTTTCTTTTTGTCATTGCTGAAGTACTCCTTCAGGCGAAACGCTCCCTTGTCCGTTTTCCCTTCGTAATCGAACGCATCGGAATTGAGCAGCTTGAAGTACCGATCTTCAATCGCAACGCGCTCCAGTTCCTCACTCGAGGGGAAGTCTTTGAGATCGTAAGGCATGATAATATTTTTGCACTAAATTGCATCACTCTGCAATGCTTTGCATATATTTCAGATAGCGCACTACATTGAATCCAGTCCCAGCTCACTCTTGGTGGCCGATCCTCGTCCTGCACGCAGCGCGTTCGGAATCAAATAGAGTCCGATGGCAGATTCCATCACCGTATCGTCTTTGTACCCCTCCATTGCGCAGTATTTCCCTTTGTCATCGATGATGAAGCGGAGGAATTCCTGCTGGGCAATCTTGTCATAGATTTTCACCTCCTCCTCGTCGATGAGCTGCGCGAGGTGATCGATGATGAGCGGTTTCGTTTTGAGGTTCGTGTACCAACCCCACTTCGTTTGCAGTTTCTTGCTCTTGTGATCGACTGTTTCCGTCGTGTGAATCATGCCGTGGGGATAGGGAACACCGTCCATGCGAACGTGCTCCACGAGGTTATTGATGACGGTAAGACCATGATCCGTCGCCTCAATTGCAATGTACGCTGTGTTGTATTCCATGCCCAAGCGATACGCGATCTGATGCACTTTTGCATATGGCCATTTCCCTCGGAACGCGCATACCTTCTGGAGCGTCTTGCAGTCCCATACGCCGATAGAGGTGTAATCGGTTCCTCCTTCTGCCCCCTCTCCATCCAGCTGCTCTGCGCCTGCTCCCGATGCACAGTCCACGGATACGAGATAGCGTCTGTCTTTGATCGGCCGTATCCAATACTTCAACCGGCCTTCCATCTTCGTGACGATAGGTTTACGGATGACCCAATCCATAATCTTCTCACGGTCGAACGGTGACTTGCCAGTGGTGAGGAATGCCTCTTCTGCTGTGCATGGGAACTCCTGTTTGAACTTCTTACGCCTTGAAGGATCTCGGAGTTTTCGGCGACGCCATGCGATATTCCCGAGCTTCATGTTCGGCACACCCAGCAGCTTTTTCTCCTCATGGGTAAGCGTCTTCTTGAACTTCTCTTCATTTTCGATCTCATCGCAGTAGTCGGCGTGATCTTGGAAGCCGAAGAAGAGAGAATGGTAATCGCTCAGATGAGCAACGGCATCTTCCCATGCTTCGTAGAAGTTCCCGCCCACACCGTTGGCAGTTGTCTCTCCCGTCACATCGCCACCCTCTACCACGGCGTTCAGTGTCGCGGTCAGCGCATTCTCGGCGTCTTTGATGTGCGCCCATTCGGAAACGTGCAATCCATGGATGGTGTCAGAGCGCACCTCAAGCGCCACATAGATGCGTGAATCCAGTTCCTCGAAATACAATTCATTGACATTGTCGTACTTCGCCTTTGGCTTATTCCATACGCGCCCATCGGCGAGCGTGAAGGAATCGGGGCATGACTCGTATGCAATCTTGATAATGCGGAAGAGTTTTTTGAGCGAGTCGCGTTTGTGGGCGAGGATGACCGTCGTATAGTTTCGGTTGAAGAGTGTCTTATCGAGGTGATAGATAAGACAGAAGGTCGACACTCCTTCCTGACGTGCCTTGAGGATCAAAATTAGATGCCATTCCATCAGTTCTGCTTTGATCCTTTTTTGGATTTCGTTCAGTTTAAGCTTCTTCTTCACGCCGGGGATTTTGGTCTGGATCTTGTAGAGGTGCTCGATGCGCCACCATTTGTTCCGCATGCGTTCTTGATCTATTGGATGCATAGCGAGTTCTAAAGTGGCTCATCAGTCTCGCCCTTTTTTCTCTTGTGCAGCTCTTCTGTGGTTTTTGCTCGGGTGTCCTCCTCCTCGAATTCCTCGTAGCTGGCGGCATTCGCACCAATATTCCTATTCGTCTGCTGCGTGAGGCGCTCAGGCTGCCCAAGAGCGCGGAAGTGCATGCGATAGAAACGATCAACCGACTCCATGGACCCAAAAAGTTTTGTGAGTCTTCTCTCCGCCTCTCTCGCCCGTTTAGGATTCCCTGAGTGCAACGCCTCGACATCTTGCTTAAGTGTCTTACAGAAGACTTGCATCACCCCTTCAAAGGTATGAACGATATCGTCGAGAATGTGCTGCTGCTTCCTCAGTCGTTCTTCATGAAATTCCTTCCACTGTTTGGACTCTTCCACTTTGAGACGCTCAACGAAATTATGCTCAAGCGCATATCTCTCCCATGTCTGACGCGTCGAGGGGACACGATCATCGGCAGCATCCGACGCACGGCGCATAGCTTCAGCGACTTTTCCGCCAGCAGCAGCCCAATACTGATAGAGGATCTCAGACTCGTACTGTCGGAGATCGGGCTGTTTTTGGTTCGTTTTGGTTCGTTTTGGTGCGATGGTGTGCGAGCGCTTCTTAGACATTGGGTATAATGGGAAGGGATAGAAACGAGGGAGAGGCGCGCTTGCGCACGTCCATCTCCCTCTAAGGTCTCCTTCTGCATTGGCGCGGGGTCTCTAGTCGCGTGCTTCGCTGACTGTTAGCAGGCGGGCGGATCGAGCCGCACTGATCGCCGTGCTGGTGCGCAACGCGCTCGGCACGCCATCCTTACCAAGCACGGGGCAATGAACTGGCCGAGTAAGGAATGAGACTGTCTCATGCATTGGGAGCTTGGTCGTAGGGTCTGGAAGGTATGAATGTTGCATTCGTGATGGTCTGCATCCTCTTGAGTTTTGATTGCATCGATGCGTGGATCAGCAGAAATTTTTCTTCGATGAGAATCCAGTAGAAGTACCGCCCATCGCGCTTAGATTCAATGAGAACAACACCATCTCTGACTGCATACTTGAAGTGCAGACCCTGAAAGCTGGCAAGTGTTGGAAATGCGCCAGTGAGCTTTCGGAATGCATTTGTGACATCATCCGTTGGGAGTGTTTCTTGCCTGTGAAATGGAGCGGATGAATCCGTCATGGCTTTGCAGGAGCTTCGGTAGGTGTTCATTCAGGGTGCCTTCTTCCTGCTGAATCGTTTGCGCACAAAATCTTCGGCATCCGACTTCTTGATTCTCCACAAATTCAGGCGGCCTCCGTCTGGTTTGAAATTCGCGCTGGGAAGTTCCCCTGACTGGAGGAACCTCACAAGGGTTCTCTTGCCCACAGGAATGATCTTTGAATCAATTAATTCCTGTAATGATAGAAATTCGCCGGAAGTGTCGGTAGTTGCCCGCATGGATTTATACTGGATTATAATGCTATACTTTGCAATACTTTGCATATATAAATCATTGACACCGGCAACCTGTTATTGATCTGAAATACTATCTCTGAACTCATCGCGCTCGTATTTTTCCTCAGCCGTAAGCTGTCTTTGCATATCGCCTCTGTCATTCACGAACCCCGCGATCTCTCCAAAAATGATGCGCGCTTTGTTATGGAATTTTCTGCTCTTGCAGCAGTTGAGGAACACCGTGATTTTGCGCTGTAGCTTCTCCCTATCCTCTTTCGAGAGCCTTCCCGCCTGCCGCACGGTCTTCTCTGCATATGCCTCGTCTGTGAATTCCAT